GTCTTAACGACAGTTCTATCTTAGCTGAATGATAAGTTAGAAACTGCGATCTCGCCAACGTAGTCACCAGCATTACCAAAAGATGATGCAGTGTTTGTTAATTCTACGTAGCCATATCGTGTTAAGAATGAAACTACTGGTTCAAATGTACCTGGATCTAGAACAACACCAGATGACATTAATGGAACGTATGGGCAATAGAAAGCCGCCGCATCTGATTCGCTTGAACCTTTGTAACCTACCAATACTGCTGTTGTGTCTGAAGCATATGAGTCAACATAAACTCTCATAGCACCGTTTAATGTGCCAACGAATTTAGTGTTTGTTGGTGCTTCAAATGTACCTTCAGTTGATCTTGCGAACGCTGAAGTTGTAGCAGATTGTAATACTGTTAATGCCGCTGGAGATACAACAGCCCAGTTACCAGCACCGCGACGTGTACGCTGTGCGATCAAGTTAGCAGTTCTGTTAATTAAAACAGCAAGTGCCGCATGCTCGTCACCAACGAATGTAGCAGTACCAGAAACAGCCGCCTGGTTGTATGTGAACTCTGTAGCCGCTAATGAACGTAAAGATGCTAGGATCTCTTGGTCGATTTCAGCAGTAATTTCTTGTGCTAAAGCCGCCATGATCTCTGCTTCTACGTCGATGCCGTGCATTGCTTGAGCATCTTGAGCCGCTTCAAATGTCCAACGTGCTTGTAATTTACGTGTTTTTGCTTCAACAGCCTGTTTCAAGATCTGTACGGAAATCTTACGACCGCCTGAACCTTCTTTAGCCGCTGTCACATCTGCTTTACCGGCAGTGCCGTCACCAGAATATGCAGTAGCGATCTTGAATGGTGATAATGCTTCATCACCTGCTGTTACGTCGTTAGCAGTACCTGTTGCGTTGTTAGTTTCTGCATAACGTACTCTTAATGTATGGATCTGACCAACTGGGCCTGTCATTGGTTGTACACCAACGATCTCGTTAGCGATAACTGTTGGCATCACACGTCTGATCACTGGAAGGATCACACGGTTTAATGTAGCAACGTTACCTGCTGTCGTAGTACCAGCGGCTGATGTCTCCATCAAGTGCCTTTTTGTGTTTTCTAAAACGACGCCCATAGCGTTTCGTTTGTTGCCTTGGAGCCCTTCTAATAAGGCTTCTTTCGTTTCACCCCAACGGCTTTCAAGTAGTTCTTGTGACATATCTTTCTCCTAATGTCTTAAGATTATAGTCCTGCCAATTTACGTAGGTTGATCATGTTGCTGTCCTCCTGCGTTTCCTGTGGCACGGCTTTATCCCCAGTAACTTCCTTAACAGATTCTGTTAGTGTCGTTTTCTTAGACTTCACTACGTTCTCGTTAAGCACCGCTGGGAGATACTTGTTAAAGGCCTTGTCCAAGTTTTTAGTTTGAACGCCCTCTAATAAATTACGCATAACCTCTGCCTTCTCATCATTCAATGTTTCAAGCAGTTCATCCAGTTTAGCATTACGCTCACTGGATTCTTGGATCATGCGAATGTCTCTTTCTTTGGCTTCGACCAACGCTTTGGTTTCGTCGATTGCCTTGGTTGATTCTTCTAATTGCTGGTCTTTCTCTTCGATGATGCCCATTAACTTGCGAATCTCAGCGTTCTCATTTAAGTGAGTACCTGCGAATTCACCGGCAAATGCTTCGAAGATTTTTCTACCAAAACTGTTCTCACGAGCAACTTTGATATCTTCCTGCAACTGAGAAAGTTCTGCTTTCAAGTGCGTGGCAACCGCAGTTGACATCTTCTCGCTTGATTCCTTGACGAACTTAGTTTTAAGTTCCTCTAGTTTCTCACGAGCCTCTGCAACAAGTTTAACTTTAGCCTCTACGACGTCCTGTTTATCCTGTGCAAATTCTTTGATCTCTTCTGCTAATGCTTTGACAACGAACTGCTCCAATTTCTCAATAGTAGCACCTTGTGTCTTGCGGTCTTCACGAAGATCCTTGATCTCCTCAGCAAGTTTAGTAACCATAAAGTTATTAAATTTTTCTGCTGATTCCTTCATCTTGCTAACTTGGTTAACACGATCTTCTGCTAATTTGGCTTTTTCTTCCTTCATTTCAGCCATTTCAGTTTCGAGACTTTCTGTTACCATGCGATCGATTGCTTCAACCATTGTTTGCTTGTCGTGTTCATACTTCTGGGCAAATTCCTCACGGATCTCTGCCTTGACTTGATCGCGAACTTCGTTTAACTTGGCTTCCCACGCTTCGTTGATTTCGTTGCGTGTGTCCTCATTAACTAAATCGCTATCGAGCAATGGTTTAATAACATCTAGCATGCCATTCTCCTATAATTTGAGATCTTTGATGAGCTTCATAACTTCACTCTTCAAATATCTCTGTACTCTCGCATCACCGTTAGCCTCTTTAGCCATCTCAAGCACCTTATGACCGTGTCTCATGTTAATGAGACCTTCATAGATTGCTGTGGGATAAGCGTTTGGAGCACTTGGTTGTGACACAATGTCGACAGTGATAATTTCAAAATCACTGACTTTGCCGTCACCCTCGTTCACGTTTCCGCTACCACGAGAGCTGACGCCTAATTTTACACCACTTTCCAACATAGTCTTAACTAACTGACCCATTGGAGTTGGTAATATCTTCATTTTACCATGACCGTTTGGACCATCCATCCACATTTCTGTGATCATATGGCTCACTCGATCAAGGTTAATTTTTAAATCGTCCGGGTGATCTACTTCACCTAAAACACTATACCCTCCTGAAATCTGTTCGTTCAACGTTTTAACTGCTGATTCGATTTCAGTAACTGGATATACACGTTCGTTAGCGTTTTTTACACCACCCTGGATACAAATGCCTTTCATATAAAGATCTTTGCCATCGTGAGAGCCTTCAACAACCATGTTAGCGTTGCTAAAGGAGATATTTTCTCTAAGGTGTAACATTCACTAATTTCCTATTATACAGGTGATTTCTTGTTTTCTGCTTTATCAGCCTTCTCAGCGGTAGTCGCAGGACCTGGATTAGGTTCTGTTGTACCATGTGGAAGTTCTTTTGCTGACGGAGCAGGTCTACCCTTTTCTGCCGCATTTGAAGCAGGATGTGCGTCTGCTAATTTTTCTTTAGCACCGCCATTTGCTGGAACTGGTGAAGATTTGTTAGTAGCATGATCTTTGTTGTGTGCTTTAACAGGCTTCAATGATACTGCCTCATCAACTTGTTCTTCTTCAGCAACTTCTTCTTCAGATTCCATTGGCATTTCAACTTCCTCTTCTTCCTCGTCGCCTACCACTTCTTCTGGACCTTCTTCGTCACCCATTGGCATTTCTTCTTCAGGTGCTTCGCCAGCGTCCTGATCAGCCATGAGTTCTTCAAACTCAGCCATTAATTCGTCTAATTTGTCTTCTAAATCAACAACACGATCTTCTAAGTCTTCTTCCTCTTCACCTTCAAGAGCAAGACCTTCTTCGTCTGCTTCGATTTCGTCAACTAAATCGTCTGCGGCGTCTCCGCCTAATTCTGTCTCGTCTGTGATCTCTTCTTCAATAGACTCTTCAACAGCATCTTCAGAAACTTCTTCGTCTGTTGATTCTTCTACCGCTTCTTCCTCGATCGCTTCATCTTCAGTTACTTCTTCAGCAACTTCGTCTTCTGCCATGAGGTTTTCATAGATCTCACGTGATTTTTCCACGACTACTTCGTGGAATAATTCTTTTGCTTTCTCGTCTTCATCATTGATGATGAATTCGATAAGTTGTTCGAATTTATTTTCCATGTGATGTTTTCTCCAAATATATGTAAGGCTAGTTTAGTATTTAAGTTCTGTAGGGAATAACTGCGTATTTTTCGGCCAAAAAGGGCCAAAAATGTTTATAATGACGGTGCTTCTGGTGCTGGAGCATACTGCTTGCGAATTTTTGAC